GGTCTAAATCAATTCGGTACACCAACGAGCTGGAACACTTTTGAAGGTGTGCCATTACGTCGTGTCGACCAGATCTTAAACACAGAAGCGAGAGTGGTGTAGTCATGGCTTATGTAGACAACAACTTATTATTATCTGGCTCGATCTCATCGACCGGTGCAGTCGCAGGACAAACCGTATTCAGTGCGGGTACTTCGGTACTAAGCACGAACACAGTGGACCTCGGTGTGGCTCGTGACATGGGTGAAGGCACTGATTTATTCGGACGCTTTGAATATACAGTCGCAGCGGTAGGCGGCACATCCATCGAGATGCAAGTGATCTCGGCTACTGATGCGGCCTTAACTACTGCGGTTACTGTATTAGGCACAACTGGCCCTATTGCTGTAGCGTCTTTAACCATAGGCTCGCGTTTTGCTTGTGACATCAACCCACAAATTGGCTCTAAAGGTCAGCGTTATTTGGGTTTACGTTATATCTCTGTAGGTACAACTACGGCTGGATCGGTTTTCGGTGACTTAGGTGCTGAAATCCAAGACGGCCAAAAGTTCTATCCTAGCGGTTTTGCACTTTTATAAGGAGGCTTTATGGCACGTTACAAAGTATTGGTACAAAGTTTTATTAATGATGCGTTAGTCGCAGAGGGTGACATCATCGAGCTTGATGATAAGGCCGAAGTCGCTGACAACTTAGAGTTGATCGTAGAACCTAAAGAACCAAAGAGTTAAAGACCATGCCCCCTGCTAGCGTGGGGGGTTTTTCTAAGCAAAAGAGTCCATCCCTAATGATCGAGATTATTCAATTTACCACAGGCATTATGGATGCGCTTTCAGCTATGTTGACTAGCCTATCAACACTTATTCCTCAAATTATAGCGGGTGCTTCTGTACTTGCAGCCTTTATGCCTCCTCCTGATGGTGAGTCAACCTTGGCAAAGGTTCACGCTGCTATCAACTGGATAGCCTTTAACTTTAAGCACGCGACCAATAGGCCGGCAGAATGATCTATGCGCTACTTATTATAGGCGTCTTTGGTTTTGGTGCTGGCTTTGGCGTTGCTTACAAAATAGACAGCGCTGCTATTAGCGAGTTACACCAGGCTATTCAAGCTAGTAATGAACAAGCAACTAGCGCATTAGCTAGTAGTCAAGAACGAGTAGCACAAGCTCAGGCAGCTGCTAAAGATGCAAACACTAACTTGGAATTATCACATGCCCAGTCAATTACAACGATCAATGCTTATCACGACGCTCTTAAGTCTAAGCGCTTGTTCGACCCCGGTGCTAAAAACAGTGATTGCACCGTGCCAACAAATTCAGCTACCAGAATCCCTGCTCACTCAGCCGAACCTACCGAGCTTTCAGCAGGACTTACAGACTTTCTTTTATCCCAAGCCCTCGCAGCCGATCAAGTAGCTGTGTACGCACAATCATGCTGGTCATTCGTTAATCGTAATTGTGGGATAGGAAAATGAATATTGATAGGGATGACCTGCGATTATTGCTTGAAGAGATACTAGAAGATAGATCGCATGTCGATCAACAGCTTCATGTTGAAGAACACGAATGGATCAGAGGGCAGATTAACTTACAGCGCGCTCGCAAAGAATTAATGTGGGAAGCGGCTAAAACCCTCACACAGTGGTCAGTCTTAGGTATCGCTGGTGCTATCATTTATTACCTACAAACAGGACACTGGTCTAGCTAATGACAATACAAAATACAACGATTCGGAAAGCCGGTCCTAGTCTAGGCAATGGGATTAATACTTTATTTCCTTTTACTTTCAAAGTATTTGTTACTACTGATGTATTGGTTACTTATCTTAATTCAGTATCGGCGCAGTCCTCTTTGGTATTAGGATCTGATTACAGTATTAGCTTAAATGCAGATCAGAATGCAGCTCCAGGTGGCGTTGTTACTTTGTTATGGGCGCCAGCAGCAGCTACTTATATTACTTTGACGTCTCAAGTCGCAAATACACAAAATTTAGCATTAACTAATTCAGGTGGATTTTATCCGCAATCGATTAATGATGCACTAGATAGAGTCGTTATTCAGGTTCAACAACTTGCTGAGCAAATGAGCAGAACCTTTCAGATTTCAGTTTCTTCGATAGGTTCGCCAGGTGCTTATATTTCTGATTATTTAGCACAAGCAGCGTTATCTGCTACAACAGCTGCAGCTTATGCTTTAGCTGCGAAAAATTCAGTAGCATCTGTTTCAGCGCTATCAGTAAGCTGCACGTCATCAGGATCTGCGGCGGCGTTATCTGCAACTGCGGCGGCGAATTCAGCTATATCCGCCACAGCGCCATCAGCAATAGCTTTAGCAAACTATATTGATTTATTTTTCCCATCAAGCAAAGCAGTAACATTTACTTCAATTTACGTGAGTGGTGGCTGGGATATGGGTGATATTTCTCAAGCAACATTTACTAATGAATCATCGTCTCGATGTATCAACTTAGCATCAGACGCAACCGCATCTTTTAATTTTGGCACTGTGCCTTAACCCGGAGTTTATATTTTATGTCAGATCAAATACAACGCAGAGGTGGCACAACAGCTCAGCACACTACTTTTACCGGCGCATTACGTGAATTAACTATTGATACTGATAAAAAAACAGTAGTCGTCCATGATGGCGTTACTGCTGGTGGCTTTCCGCTACTGCGTCAAGATTTAAATAATCTCCCTTCTGGGACTGGATTTGCTCCATTAGCCTCGCCTACTTTCACGGGTGTAGTAACTATTCCTTCTGGTGCTAATATTGCTGGATTTGCTCCATTAGCCTCGCCTACTTTCACGGGTGTAGTAACAATTCCTTCTGGTGCTAATATTGCTGGATTTGCTCCATTAGCCTCGCCTACTTTCACGGGTGTAGTAACTGGACCATTCGTTCGCGGCGAGTTTAGAAAAGATGCCCCATCATCCGTAGCCTTCACAGTAACAGCGGCTTTTGCTCTATCGACTCAGGCTAACTTATGGGTTGAAGTCGGTGGCGCTTGCTATGCTTATACGACTGGAACTGTCGTCGTTATGCCGGCTGCAACAATAGGTACTGATTATGCGATCTATGCGTGTTCCGATGGCACGATTAGAGCAGATGCTAACTTTACTACACCGACTGGTTATACCACTTCTACAAGCCGTAAGATCGGTGGTTTCCATTATGCGCCAGGTGGTAATGCAACTGCTCAGTCGGGTGGCAATACTACACCTTACATCAACGCCTACTCATTATGGGATTTAAAATTCAGACCAGCATGTAATGATCCTCGCGGTATGACCTTAGTTGCTGGTAATTTCTGGGCTGATATTTATCTAACTAATACCGATCCTGATACTAACGGCACGTCTAAATATAACGTCACTATTGCTGATGGCTCTAGTCCTCCAAGAGTACCGACTAAGTTTGGTGGTAATGGTTCAACAGCTTATACCACGCTAACTTGGTGGGAAGCTAATGAGGTCTTAGCGGCTAACGGTAAACGCTCTGCTAGCTATCAAGAATATGCAGCGTTAGCTTATGGCACAACAGAAGCAAGTTCTATTGGTACAGATCAAATATCAACCATCCTAAATGCCGCCTACACGTCTCGATGGGGTGTTATGCAATCTACAGGCGTAATGGATGTTTGGGGCAAAGACTTTGGTGGTGGCGCAGCTGCGGCAGGATGGGTAGCTAATACGACTGGTCGCGGTCAGACTTATCAGTTACCTAATGCCGTGGCCTTTGGGGGTGACTGGAGTGTTGGGGTGTACGCAGGTTCGCGTTTCTCGTACTGGATCTTCTCGCCGACGTCCTCGAACGCCAGCATCGGTTCTCGCGGTGTCGTTGACCACCTGTTGCTTGATTAAAGTGGCGAAAGCCACGAGCCTTTAGAATGCAGCCAGTACAGCAAGCGGTTGTTAATTATAATCAAATGGCGATCATCGAGAAGTACGAAGCGGTGATCCATTATTTATACCCCATTATTCAGTCTTTACCGAGGAAGCATGGGGTAGTTAGAGATATGTTTTTACAGTCTTTGTTTACTCAAGCTGAGTTATTTTATATAGCTGGTAAGAGCAATCAAGTCAGTAAAATATATGACGCAGATGCAGGCTTAGCGCAACTGCGGTTTTGGTTACGTTTCTTAGTAATACCGAGTACACGCGGCATAACACCTCACCAGCACCAAGTAGTCTTGATGATGCTTGCGGAGGTGGGGGCTATGCTAGGGTCATGGATTACTAAGCGTAAAGGGCATAATGGGTAAAACACCGTGAACTTTGGAGGTAACTGGAGTAATGGAGTGAACGCAGGTTCGCGTTACTCGAACTGGAACAACTCGCCGACGAACTCGAACAACAACATCGGTTCTCGCGGTGTCGTGACGGCATTATTTCCTACGCTTTGCAATCGCTACGGCATTGCAAGCCGATCACTATGTATGTGGTCAGCCATTGTGTCCTGCTTCGGCAAATACTTTTCACGGTTCAGGATGCCCTTAGTAATATCGTTTGAACAGGGCTACTGGCTTGAAAGCGCATAGAAACTTAATCGAGCGTATCGCTAGTCCAGAAAATATGGAGCTAGCCTTTAAGAGGACAGCTTGTGCAAAACGCATGAGCTTTGGTTATCTGGAGTTTAAAGAATATAAGTCACTTAACTTGGCTAGGCTATCTCAAGAATTACTAGAAGGTAGATATCAAGTAGGTAAGTATAAACAGTTCTATGTATTTGAACCTAAGCAGCGCTTGATTTCAGCCTTAGAGTTCAAGGATAGATTAGCACAGCACGCACTTATGGCGGTGGTCGGTGATATTTTTGAGGCTATGTTTTTGCCTAATACGTATGCGTGCAGGGTTGGTAGAGGCACTCACGCTGGGGTTCGGTATATTCAATCAGAGCTTAGAAAAGCGCCTATCCCTACCTATTACTTAAAGACAGATTACAGTAAGTTCTTTCCTAGTGTGGATCATACGTTATTACTGGCTATGATAAAGAGAAAGATTGGTTGTGCTAGAACGCTAAGCATTATTAAACAGCTAGTGATACCGGGTAATGTTGGTATTCCAATTGGCAGCCTAACCAGTCAGTTGTTTGCTAATGTCTACGGCTCACAACTAGATAACTTTATTCACCATGAGCTAAAGCACAGGCGCTGGGCTAGATACATGGATGATGTGGTCATACTAGGTAATGACCCTGATAAGTTACGTGATGACTTTAAAAGGATTGAGGTGTTCTCAAAAGATAACCTGAATCTATCCATTAGTAAGTGGGAATGTGCCAGTGTCAATAGAGGCATTAACTTCCTTGGGTATCGCGTGTGGCCAACCCATAAATTGATTAGAAAAGACTCAGCATTACGTGCAAAGCAAAAGATTAAGCGATTTATTGAATATAACGAAACAGAAAATTTAACCAAATTCTTAGCCTCATGGCGTGGTCATGCGGGCTGGGCTGATACTCACAACTTATTTAACTGGCTGGATAAAAAATATGACTATGCAAATCATTAATACAAGAGAAGATTTAGACTCATTAGCGGGCACACCAGCTCATGATGAATTTATTTCTCTACTAAAAGGTTCAATGACTTATAGAGCAGACAGTCAATCTTATCCTGATGACTACAATAAACCTGAATATGCGGGTGAAGTATTAGAGTCTATCTGGATTGACGTCGAGGATTTAGTCACTATCGAACACTTTGGCTTTACCAAAGAAGAATTATTAGCGCTTTAAAAAGGATAATTAGATGAGTTCAGACGTCGATATTTGCAACCTTGCTCTATCTAGGCTTGGCGATGAGGCTAATGTAGTAAGCATCAATCCTCCCGATCAATCGGCTCAGGCTGGTTATTGTGCTAGATTCTATCCGATGGCTTTATCATCAGTCCTTGATGACCAT